ACCAACCACGGCCTTCTTCTCTCTTGACAACCTTTAGGCTTGGGTCAACTGAGGCTACAGCTTCTGCGTCTGCCTTACGGCTGAATGCTTTACCTGAGCCATCCTTACCCATACGAACGACAAGCTTAAAGTCATCTGAGCCTTCATCAATAACTCTACGTGTGTTGACAACAACGTCACCTACGTTCTGAGCAATCTTAGTTGCTGTCTGTGTGGCTACCTCTAGGATTACCGCAGGTGGTACATACTCACCAAAGGAACCCTTTCGGTTTAGGTCTTCAAGCTTCTCAGCTAGAACGTTCTTGCGTGTACCATTACGTGTGGTGACACCTGAAGGTCGGGACACAGGGCCTTTAACTGCGTCAAGCTCTTCTGGGAGGGTGCGACCAGCTACAACAATATCCGTCTGGACACCTGCATCATCAACCATCTTGGTAGCTACTTCGGCAGCAGCAACCTCATCACCAATGACAGCTACAACGTCAACAGGTTTACGTGCTTTGTAGAGACCGTAGAGTTTCTTAGGTGCTCTTGCCGTTCCCTTAACAACCCCCACGGCTCCTCTAGCACCACCTTTGACCAAAGAAGTGCCACCTAAGGTTGCGATGTCGGTAAAGCCAAAGATTGCGTTAATTGCCGCCATCGGGTCGTCCCCTAGGTACGTGGAGTCGTTGGCTATTTTGTAGAGGTTCCAGATGCTATCCTCAGAGAAGATACCTTCGGACTTACGTTCCTCTACGTAGTCCTTGGCCCATACTTTAAAGTCCTCAGGTTTTAGACGGTTAAAGGCAGATCGAATGTCCTCACCCTCACGGTTTGACCGAAAGCTTGTATCCTCAAAAGCCCCTAGGGTAAAGTAACGGAGAAGGTTAACATCAAGAAATGTAAGGAACTTGGAGAAACCTGTCTGGTCGTTAGCCTCAAACTCACTTTGTACTAAGTTATCCCAGATTTCCATGTTTGTCATTGTGCGAGCAGCATAGCTGTCCACATCGTTATCTGACAACATAAGGTTCTGGATGAGCATGTACTCACCAAGGGTCATATCGTCACCCTTGGCTTTACGTTGCTTGATAACCTCAGCGATCTCCTCAGGCTGCAAACCATCTTCATAGGCTTTGTCGATAGCCAAGGCATAGTCAAAGTTCAGAGCCTGAGTTTTCGCTAGGACTTCGGAACGGTTGTCACCAACCTCACGTTCAGCCTCAATCTGATCCACAGGCTCACCTGTAGCAATAGCTAGCTCTTGGGCTTTGTTCTTCTCTACTTCACTATTGGGGTTGAATACAAGAGTTTCATCCATGCCCTCAGAGTCAAGCTGAAGCTGCTCTTCGTTGGCGATTGCATCGTCTAGTGTAATAGGGGTTACCACTTAGTTAACCCCCTATCTTATCGTACTTAGCACCGATATACTCAGAACGACCTGCGGCTCCAAAACCAAGACCAGCCACAGTACCGAACAGGCCAGCCTGAGAACCGAACTGAGCAGCCTGAGAAGAAAGACCTGTATACTGCTGACTAAGGCCTGACATCATGCTACCAAAACCAAGGTTCGACCCAAGCTGTGAGCTAAGGCTTGACAGACCTCCAGACACAGCTGAGCTTCCTGTAACACCAAGTGCTTGTGCTTGTGCTTGAGCCTGTGTACGAGCAATGATACTCTGGCGGATAGCTGACCTACGTTGACGAGTGGCCTGCTGTCTCTGTTGTTGGATTTGAACATCAGCTGCACGAGCCTGTGCTCTTGCTGATTTCTTCTGAGCACTTACAGATGCTACAGTACCTGCAAGGCCAACCCCAGCACCAATAGCTGCAATACCTAAAGAAGTGGCTACACCTGCCCCTGCCGTTGCTGCGCCTGCACCAAGAAGCGCTGTTCCAATACCTGTGGGCATCTTAAATCTCCTTCTGGAAAGTGGCTTCAATCTTCTTGTAGCCAAGCTTGTTATACATTTTGGAAAGGTCTGCTAGGTCTTCAATGTGGGACATTGTGACACATCTGACACCCTGACCTATAGCCCACTCTTCGTATGCTTTTAGAAGTCTAAGAGCAGCTGATCCGCCCCTATGGTCTTTGTCTACGTACCAAGCAAGTTCATCTGCTGTTTTGTCCTTAGAGAACAGGTGCTGGTAGACGATAGCTGTCACAAAACCTACGATCTCACCGTTAAGTTCAGCTACGAAAAACTTGATAGCTGACCCACCGTTCACAGCTGTCTGAAAGGTTTCGAGAGTTCTAGCTGTGTCAAACTTAAAGGGCTGCTTAGACTCTTTGTGGAAGCTCTTGAAAAGCATTAGGCAGTCCAGAGCGTCATCTTCTATGGCTTCACGAATGTTTACTTTTGACATTAGAAACGTGAGTTCCTTCCTTGTATCATACCCCAGCCCAACAGAATGAAGTCTTTACCCTGTTCGCTTTCATAACGGATACGCATTGAACGTCCTGTACCACGAACTTTAAGCCTTGTGGTGACAACTGACTCAGGGTAGTTAAAGGTTGTCAGGTCACTTGGGTTAACCACTACAGGAAACTTAAGGCGGTAGGCCTGCTGACTTGTACCAAAGTTTGAGTTGAAGTCCCAAGCTGTTGACACAAGCAGTGAGGACGGACGGACAACCTCATAGCCTGACACCTCGTTACCAGTAAAACCTTCTTCTGTCAAGCGAGTGTAGACCACAACGTATGGTGCTGACTTCTTGGTCACTAGGTCACCTACGAAGTCGTATCCTGTCTCAGCGTAGGATGAGTAGTTTGTGTCACCCCAGTCAAGGAAGCTCGTGCTTGAGAAGGAACCCATGGTAACCTTGTTGGTTGCCCCATCACGAATCAAAAGAACAATCGCTGGGTCGCCTGTGTTGAACGTAGAGATTTGCTCAGATACAACATCGTCTCCCGTTGAGGTTACAACATCGTCTGCACCGTTGTTTGCCGTTACGTCAAGCTGAAGTTCCTTAGCACCAAAGCCTGAGTAGAACGCAAGACCAACAACACAGTCTGTACTTGATGCTTGGTTCTCAATGCGCCAAGGGTAGAAGGCTTGCAGAGGAATGTCTAGGATCAGGAAGTTGTTGAGCTTTGAAGTAACAGTTTCGTCATCATCAGGGTAAGCCCAGTATACACGTTTGTTGATACTGTCGTAGCTTGAGACAACGGCTTTCTTTGCGTCTGAAGAGATGCCATCCCAGTATGTTTGGATTGTTGGGATCGTAATGTTCTGCTCTTGGGCTGAGCCTGACACTTGGTCAAACTGAAGTGTGTGGATACCGAAGCGTGACCACCAGAAAGGGACACCTTCAGCTGCCACAAAACTTTCAGGGCTAAGGATACCAATACGTGACACACGGTTAACGGAGTAGGATGACGCCTTGAATACACCGTCAACACCTGTGATCTGCCATACGCCATTCTCAGCGAAGATAAAGAGAGACGCTTGGTATGCATAAAGCCTTTGGATGTTGATGGCGTCTGAGAGGTGGATTTCACCACCGTCTGTATCCAAAAGGTCTGAAAGGTATTCTGCTGTAGGGTCATTGACCTGATAGCATTTACCAAAGTCATCTACACTATTGGTCAGCTTTGAGAAGAGGATAGTGCCTGCGTTCTTAGCACTCTCCAAGCCAGCGTAGAACACACGACCTGAGAAGGACTCAACGCACTTGAAGCGTGACTCTTCTGTCTCTGTGGTAATACCTCCTACGCCTGAGACTGCTGAACGGTTCTTACTGAAGAAGTCAAGTACGAAGTGGCCGTTGCCTGTAAGTGATGTACCACCGAAGACCTTATCGAACTCAGCTGCGTCATAGTTGTTATCTGCATCCTTACCTGCGTACCAAGGATGCGTAAGCTTCTTGGTGAGGTCAGAGGGAGCACCTGAAGCACCCCAGCCTGTGTTCTTTGCATCATACTGACGAAGGATTGAAGGTGTGCTGTCGTCTGTGTAGTACTCGTCAACTTCACCCTGCCACTCAAAGTCACGGGTCTGGAAGTCAATGACAGAAACTGTGTAGTTTCCAGCATCGTAAGCAATAGACAGCGTGTCGATGGCTGAGGAGGAGACTACAAGCTTACCTTCAAGTGTAGTGAATTGACACTTAGATGTCTCAGCACCTGAGGAGCCTGAGAACTCATAGGCTGAAAGGTCTACACTGTTGGCTTCAATCTGGTCTGAGTAAGGAAGGTCAGCTTTGTTGTAGAAGTAAAGCGTTGAGCCTTTCTGAAGGACAAGAAAGGTAAGGTCAGCATTACCACCAACGTTTACCCATTCACCTACTGAGGTAAGCTCTGAGTCAGATAGAGTAAAAGAGGAAAGCGTAAAGCTCTCCTCAGTGGTGACACCAAGTCTACGGCGGCGTGTGCCATCACGACGAAGGTCGCAGTTCAATTCGTCAACTGAGGCTCCCTCAGGAAACGTTAGCTCCGCCGCTTCCGTTATCAGACCCTTGACGAAGTTGTTTACTGCCTTCTGATTTAAGCTTTGCGCCATCTTTAGCCTTCTTACGTTTCTCGTAGTTGTCACCGAACTCTTTACGACGAGCATGGGGTGTCTGAGGTTTGTTGGCGAGGTACTTCTTTACGCCAGCTTGGGCTTTCTGTATTGACGAATAACGACCACTTAGTTCCTTTGGAACACTACCGCTTTCGACTTGAATGACAAAGAACCTGAAGCCACCTCTCTCTTTGACTATGTGTATTGACCCAATGAGTTTGTCTGTCTTACACTCGCACCTCTGGTTTTCGGTGTCGTGGATAAACTCAACCATTAACGTCTCCCGTAGTTAGGTCTTGCATTCTGCTTCTTGGTTTTGAACTGATCGTTCTGTACGTACGACTTAAGGCGACGAGCGGTCTGTTCTACCTTTGGGTCTGACCCTGATTTAAACAGAGAGAAGCAAACTGACTTAGCCTCAGCAAGCAAGTAGGAGAGCATTACGTCATCAATGTCAGGCTCGAAGGAGTCCGTCTGACTGAACGTAGGCAGGATGTAACCAAAGGCTCTCGTCTTGCTGGAACTAAGGGTGCTTTCAACTGACACATTAAAGCTGTTCATAACAATGTGATCATCGTCAAAGCTTGTGTAGTACGAAGGCTGTACATCATTACGTACGTAGATGTCAGTACCACCTGCAACGTCCTTAACGACAACTGTGTTGCCTGCTGTCTCCTGCATACGGTTAAGGAACTCCATAGGCTCAACATAGGAAATGACAGCGTAGTCAGATGTTGCTGTTGTGCTTACGTTGTAACGGATTTCCTCAAGCTTGCGTGTGTTGCTTGGGTAGACAAAGTGTGTTGGTTTGGCGTTGTCAGACAGTGACACAAGCTTAACCAGTTGGCGGTGCTCAGGGATGTCTCTGGCTGAAATGATGTTGTAGTATGTGTCTTCGATAACGGAGGCAACTTGCATAGCCTCAACGGTATCTGAGATTGTATTGACACCCTCTGAGTCCATATCACTCAGGATAGATTGCGTCATGCTGAGTAGGGTACGTCTCATTACGCTGGAACCCCTTTCATAATGAGGGAAGCTGTAGCTATATCAAGAGTAAAGGCTGTGGCTCCTGCTTTAATAAAGATTTCAACGTAGTCATTTGTAGAAAGACTTACGAGATCATTAAGAACAACAGAGCGCCACTCACCTGACACAGCGGTTACGATAACATGACCACCGTTCATAACTGCTCCGTTCTTGTAGAAGACAAGCTCAAGAGTTTTATTGCTTCCTGAATTGTTTCGGAAGTTACAGGCAAAGGAACAGTCAGAGATAATGGTATCTGTTCCTGTGTACACGAGACGAGCATTAGGTGTGGATGTACCAGTGAAGCCATCTGCAAGTGTGACAAGGAAGGAAGGATTAAGGGGTGTGAAAGAAGTAGTTACTGAGTGTTGGTAAGCAGGAGTAGTAGCATCAAAGTCTACATACCCATTGATCTGATAGTTTGGCTGTGTCCAGTCTCCACTACCTGCACCATCTGAAACATAAACCTCACCAGAAGCAGCTGAGGCTACACCCTTAGGTTCGTGAAGGTAAGGGTCTGTCATTGTTGAGTGGTTTACGTTAGCCATAAGTAGCTCCTAGAGGTATATGTATACTGTAACCCTGCCAAGGCATAAGATATTATACACAGAATAATTAGGTCTGTCAAGTAGAAAGTGGAAGGGGAGCCGAAGCCCCCCAACCGTGTGCTTTAGACGTCTGGGTTTGTAACCACTGTGACGATACCTTCTGGACGGTACTTCTTGACACCGTAACGAGCAGTAGTAACATACTCGTGACGTTGGTAGTCTTTGTTGTACTCGTAGTCCACCTCAGGCATTTGACGCCATGCACCCACGAATGGGTTAGCTGTTGCATCAGCTGAGAAGAAGAGGTTAGCAACACCAGCGTTGACTGAGAAGTCGTTGCCTGTTGCGCCATCTTTCTCAAGCAGTGCTGAGTCAGCAACGTCAGCTTTGAGGTAGTTAGAAGTGTAAACGTCGAAGCCGTATACGTTAGCTACGAAGCGCATACCAGTTGCGATACCGTCACGTACAATACCTTCCCACATTGGGTTGTTTGACACGTTGACAAGGTTTGTCAGTGTGTTCAGTTGGTACTCTACTGATGGGTCAACAACAGCTACGAGGTTACGGTCAGGAACGTTTGACTTCTTGAGGGCATAACGTGCGAATGCAAAGTCAGCAAGCTCAAGACGACCACCGTTACCACCTGACATACGGTGTGCAACACCATCAAGTGTTTCAGCTGAGTTAGCTGTTACGCCAACTTCAGGTGAAGCGAATGTGGTTGCTTCGAAGTGTTCCATGATTGCACGTTCTTGTTCAGGAACAAAACGGGCTTCAAGCTGTGCGCTGTAGAATGAGTCCTGAGCAGCTTTCTTAGTGATGTAAGAAGCTGACTGGAGGTATTTGTCTACAGTGAATTGGAACTCAGCTGTGTCCATCGGTGTGTATGCAACTGCTGCGTCTTCTGTGTAGTCAGCTACAGTTGTTTTACCGATTGTTGGGATTGTGAATGTGTCACCATCTGGGAATCCATCAAGCATACGCACGTAGCGTTGTGCTTGCATTTCATCACGGAGGATGTCTTTGAGTTCTGAGGAGTAGACCTCTGAACGAATCAGACGTTGTGTGTCTGCATTTGAGGAAATCATACCAGCCATTGTGCTAGTCCTTTCTTAGAGTTTAATTACCAAACTTGTCACCCATCCGCATCTTATCTTCCATAAGCTGTTGTTGGACTTTTGGGGTGTAGTAGGTGTGACTATCTGTACGACGAAGGTTCTGGTAGTAAGCCCAGTTACGATCCGCCGTGGTTTGCATATTGACACCTTCAGTTCGAACCGAACCTTGAACCATTGGGTTAAAGGCGTTCTTCGGTTTCTCACCAACAAGAGTTAGGAAGGCGTTAGGTGACTCAGCAGCAATGTCCTTAAGGCGATCCATTGACATACCAAGCTCTGCGGCTTTCTTCTTGACAACATCGGCAGCTTCTGTGCCGAATGCTTTCTCAAGCTCCTGATCAACGAAGGAAAGGTTCTGGTTTACCAGAGAGTCTTTCTCACGTTGAGTAAGTGTTTTCTCTACAAGGCTCTTTAGGTCTTCCTCACTCATGCTTGCAGTGGTGTTCTGATCATCAGCGCTACCGTTATTATTGTTAGGCCCTTCAGGTTTCGCATCGGTAGTTCCAGCGGCCTGTGTCTGAAGGTGTTCAAGAACTTGGTCTTTGTAATCTTGTTTCTTCAAGTCTTCACGCATTTGCGTTAGTTGCTCTTCAAGATTCTTAATGTAACCATCAGCCTCCAGCTTACCTTTAGCTAGAACCTCAGGGTCACCCCAGTTCTCTCCCTTTGCCTCGACGAGTTTCTTCAAGTATGACTCCTGTGGTGAGGCTTCAACTTGTGTCTGCTCTGCGTTCTGATCGGTCTGTTCGGTTGCAGTTCCGTCAGTAAATACCATGTGTTATTCCTTGTCTAGGTTAATGAGGTCAAGCACTTGGTTTAGTGCTCGGTTATACCCAATCCGATCAGCTTGCTTATAGGCCCACGAGGGGCTGTCATAATCAGCTGTGGCTGGTGCTTCCTTAAGCATAGACTCAAGGATTCCTTCGAGGGCTTCTAGGCTTGCTCTGTTGCTAATGATTGACTGACGGAGTGCGTCTTTGTCTTCTTTAGTCTTACAGGACTTAAACCAGATTGCCTTCATTATCTCTTCTTTTCTCTAGTGAGAGGACCTTAAAGGCCCATCTCTATTGCTGTTTGCTGTTCTTCTTCAAACTCAACTTGAGCTTCTGTAGCCATGCGTTGTGTCTCAAGCTGCTCAGTGACAGAGATGTTCTCACCGAACACTGCTGGTTCGCCAAGCTCTTCTGACAGAATACGGGCAAACTCTTTGCCTGACATGTGTGCCGCAATGCTTGGGTCAGCAAGCTTAAGCTGGTACAGTTGTGTCAAGCTTTGGATACGGTTGGCACGTTCAGCAAAGTGACGAGCACCCATAGGGATGATCTTACCGTTAGCCTTGATGTCTTCCTTGGTGATCTGCTCGAAGAAGGCAAGGCCTGTGTCTTCGTTGAGGACACGTACTGTGTCTGCGTAGTCCATGTTGCGACGAGCAGCCTCAAGCATGTCGTTAAGGATTGGCTCAAGGAACACACGCTCGAAGTGAGCAGTCTTGTGCTGGAAGATACGGCCAGCTGCTGTCATAAGCTGCTGTACCTCAAAGGCTGTCTTCTCGCCTGCACTACGGATACCCATAGCTTCACGGGGTGCTCCAGCCAAAGCCTCCATCTTGTTCTCAAGGTTCTGGATTTGGAAGTCAGCATTGAGTGCTGTTGTGTCTGGTGACAGATAACCTACGTCACCTTCTTCTCCCATGTAAATACGTGATGCTGGGGCGAACTCAAAGTCCTCTACGTCACCACGGATTTTAATCATTGGGTAGGCGATCTGGTCGAACACATCAGCCTTAAGGTTCTCAAGGTGGTCAATGCGGTACTGCATACCTACTAGGTTATCCAGAGGACCCATAGCATAAAGGTTGTCAGGACGCTCACGCCAGCCCGCATGGTGGATAGGAGTAGTGCCAAGCCAGCTAGGGTTCTGCTCATTTGACAGAACGTATGCACGGTCAACTACAGTGATGACACGGTTCTTAAGGAAGCTGCCCGATTCTTTGTCGTAGATGTCACCGTAGAACGTGAGAAGCTCAACGTAGTTTGACTCGTAGTATTCTTTGACAGATGTAAAGCCATCCGCAATGAAACCCTGAGTTTTGTTTTCGTCTACCTCGTTGCCGCCCATTGCTGCACGGTTGCTGACCATCTTCTCCATGATCTCTGACATATAAGAGTTCTCAGAGGATGACTCAATCTTACGAGCAATCTCGCCTAGGCTAAGAACTGAACGAACGATCTTAGGGCTTTCAGCAAAGCTAGGAGCCAGAGGGTTAAAGCAAACATCGTAAGGTGACAGACGGACAACTCGTGGGCCTACGTAGCTTACGATACGTTCACCATCTTCAAACTCAGTGTAGTCCTTGACAAACTCAACAGTAGCAAAGCAGTTACCATACTGAATGTAGTCGTTGATAAGTTTGCTTGCTGTGTTCTCAAAGTCTGACTGACGGACTTTGTTGAGCATGTATGACTGGATTGCGTCACGTTTGTTCTTTGTGTTTGAGTCTTGGTCTGTAGCTTCAAAACGGAACCAACGCTTCTGAGGGAACAAAGCAGCAAAGTAGTTTGCGTGAAGGTTGTCAGCAATCTGAGTCAGCTTAGGTGTTGTGGTGCTGTTAGTCCAAGGGAGCTTACTGTTGGACGTAGTGCGTGTGTCAGTGGCGTACAGGTAGTTACGCAACTCTTTCCACTCTTCGATCTTGTTAGACCGTGCGTGGTTCCATGTGTTGAAACGATCAGCAATGTCTACAGCTAGGCCGTGTGGATTGATGATATTCTCAAGATCAACTGTTGTGCCAGCCATTAAAAGCTTACGCCTCCGAACTTCTGATGAAAGTTTACCACATTACCGCTAGTTCTTCTGACGGTACGGGAAGGTTTTACAGCCATGTCGATAACGGATGCCAAAGCGTCGATAACGTCATCGTGTGGTGGATTACGTGACTGGAGTTCTTCTTCAAGTATCTGGTTGTTACCACCACGGTAATGCCAGATGCTGAGGTTGTCATAACGAGGCTCAAGCACTGACGCAATGCGTTCCTGCTTGTTGCCTTGGTTCTTGTTAGGGCGGAACTCTTCGATGCTAAGACCCAGCCCGTGTTCCTTTACAAGCTCCTTAAGCTGCTTAACGATTGCAACCTGAGCTACTGTTGTTTCAGCCCGCATCTTACGGAATGACCATTTGCTAACTAAGTGAAAGATGTGGTCAAAGTAAACTGATATGCGGTCTGTACGGAACCTGTCGATGTCCAAGATGTAGACGTTGTTGTCAGCATCAATACCAATGACAACAATGGCCGTGTAGTCAGCTTTCTTGCTAAGGCTGAAAGCAAAGTCAACTGCGGCAAAGACGTTAAGCTTCTTGTCACGGAAGAACCAGAAACCATTCTCTTGCTTGAGGTGCTTCTGTTCGTAGTACTGAAACTTCTCGGAACCTACAGGTACGTTGTCAGGGTCACTAGGGTCGTTGTAGTACTGTGCTCGGAACTGACCTTTGTCTAGGTACTGACCACGTTTCTTAGCCAGAACCTTTATGTCAAACCCGAACCACTTACCGTCCTTACGTTGCATACGTGGCCAGAGCATTTCACCTGTGCCATCACCACGATCTTCTACAGGTTTCTGGAAGACTTCGTAGATGTTCTCTTCACCAACCTTCTCACCCTCATCATCGTAAAGGTCTTCAACCATCTGAAGGAGATCGTTGTAAAGATCAATGGGATGGTAACGTGTACCTACGACCCACTCCTGTGCGTCAGCACCTTCAATGGATGACAGAAGGGAGTACTGACTCTTAACCTTGTTACGGCCTTCACCTGAGTATGCGTTCTCATAGACAACAACGTCATCCAAGACAGCAATGTCACAGTGCATACCTGTAAGAGAAGTTGTAAGACCGCCTGTGAAGACCGAAGGGTCTCTGATCTTTTCTTTCTTACGGTCTGGGTGGTCCAGAGCAATCTCTGAGTTTGTCCACTTGGACCTCTTGCCTTCCTCACGGTGTACGTGGTCAGGCCAGTAGCGGTAGTACGTGTCGGAAGTAAGGATGCTCTTGATGAATGACAGCTGCTTCTCTGCGAGGTTAGCTGTGGCTGAGATATACAGAACACGAAGGGTTGGGTTCTTGGTTAGTTCCCAAGCTACACGGTAGGCTACAAGACGAGACTTGCCGTGGTCACGAGGGAACAAGAGCAGCTGATGGGACTTTGCGTCTGGTCGTGTCCACCAGTCACAGACATCTTCGTGACACTGGCCAAGGACTTGCTCAGGAGCTACAAGCTTGATAAAAGTTACAAGGTCAGCTTCAGCTGCAAGTTTAATCTGCTCTAATGAAGTCATAGTACCACACGGTTTTGGTAATGTCAAGGGATAATTGCACTTAAGGCTTCGTCGGCCAAGTCACATTATCAGGAAAGCCAGCTTGGGCTGGCACATCACGCAGAGCCTGACGGTATGTACGCATCTCGTCTGACATGGTGACATCACTGTTGGCTGTCCAGTCTGTAGCAGCTAGGAGGCTGTCACGCAGATCACGTGCTTTCTTTTTGGGGTAAGTAAGAGGGTCCACCCAGTCACTATTTAGTGACCAAGTAGAACCATCAAACATATACTTGCTAGCCTCCCAATCTTGCGGAACATCTGAGGCAGCGTGTACTTCACAGTTGCTAGAATTGAGATACCCAATGATATACTCCAAAGGCTCCCCAACTAGCACTCCAGTGTCGGTGACCTGTATTGAGGTTGCATCATCAAGGATTACTTGCGAGATGCTGTTTTGTGTAATCGTTTGCATTTCAAGCCCTTACTTGATGTAGAGTGAAGTTGAACTCAAAGCGTAACCAAGAGTAGAAGAACCGTTTATAGTCAGGTTGCCATTATAAGGATTAACTCCATAAGGACTGCCCGCTGAAAGGCCAGACAAACCTGTGACAATGGAACCCGCAACAGATACAGATACTGCCTGTCCGTTTGTTCTTGTCTCTTCCGCTATGCCAATCGGGTTTGCATGAGGGCCTTCGAAGTCAAGTACTTTAATTCTCTCTGTTGTGCCACGCTCGTAGGAAGAAATACCCCACATAAAGAAGCCACCTGCATCAGGATCGTAACTCAAAGCCCTTGGTGCACTCAGGTAGTAACCAGTTGTACTGCCAAAGCAGCTTTCGGTATAGCTTACAGAATCTTCCTGCACGTAAACGGAGTAGGTATGGACACCCATGTTCACTCCCAAACCACTACTTACAGTTAATAGTATATACCCCGTATCCTCATTAAAGGCCATTGAGGAACCACTAATAGGGTCGGGTAGGACTACTTGACCAACTGATGTAAGGGTCGTGCTGGTTGCTGCGATACTATAAAGGATACCAGCATTTTGGGTGTAACCGCCTCCATCATAACCAACAAGAGCAACCCTGCTTGTCAGTGGGTTATAGGCAATGCTCGTCATGTAGAAATCAAGCCCGCTGCCAGCCGAAAACATATCCATAGCGGTAGGTGTTGTGACTGACACCGTTGTGCCTGAAATAGAAGCGAGAAAACCATATGTCTTACCGTCACTAGGATTGGTAAAGAAGCATGCAGTCTTATTCAGATTGGAGCAGTGCACCATCTGTAAGTAATATCCAAAGTTGTTATAAACTTGGACCCTTGCCCCAAAAGAAAGACTTGTCCCACTTAACGAAGCTGCTTGCACTACTGTAGCGTAGTTCTCTGATGCGTCATTGTGCATGTAGAAAATAAGGAACCTGTCCTGAGATTTATCGTAAGTGGCCTTCACTCCATTAACTTGGTCGATTGACCCTGCACTTGAAAAATTAACACGGGAACCCCAAGACAGAGAAGTGCCAGAGATCGTACCAACGGTATAGGCCCCTGCTCCGTATGTGGAGTTATACCTTCCAAACAAAACAACTTTTCCACTAGGCCCAGCTACGAGGTTTTGGTCTGTATCTAAATATACATCGAAAAAATCCATATTAGATGGAGTGCCAAGGCTAACCGTTGAGCCGCTGACAGTGGCTACAACTGTCTTATACTTACCTGAGTCGGTCCAGTCTCGGTACAAGACAACATGTTTATTTGTACCTTCGTCGTAGCAAGATGTTACAGGACTGGTATCAACAAAAAAAGCACTCTCAGCTATAAGCCCTGCTGCTGTAGAACTGACGTCTCCAGAGGTATTAAGACCAACGACATCTCCTGCGGTAATGCTACCCGAAGCTGTGAAGGTCTGAGAGCCACTTGGCTGAATACCTGTGACTGTGCCGCCACTGACGTTAATACCATTGGTAAACTCAACAGGGCCAGTGCCAGCTTCATCTGTGATTGTATCTACTCGAAGTGTACTCATGTCGTAGGCTCCTGTGGCCATGTAATGTTGTCTGGGAAGCCTGACTGTGCAGGAATGTCACGAAGGGCTTGACGATATGTAGCCCAAGCTGCTGTGTCTACAGGTGCATCAGCTACTTGTGTCCAGTCTGAGGCTGTGAGGAGGGCATCACGTTCTGCACGAGCACGTTCACCAGCTTTAGAAACCCAGAGAGCTTTGCTTTCTTCTATCTCAATAATATCACTATTGGTGAGTTGGACTATAACGCCATTTAGCATCTTGTTGCTTGTCATTTTTTAACTCCATACATTCGGATAATCCCACTCTCGATATTGCCAAGATTAAAAGAAAATCTAATGCCATTAATTGAAGAAGTTGAAGCATAGTGAAAGTCAGATAGAGTTGTACCTAAAGTGTTGTTGCTTTGGGTATAGGTGGTTTTACCGTAGCCAAAAGACCAAGCCGAACCATCTTGGCTAAACACGTTAAACTCACCTGTAACTCCGAACTCATTTACGTCTGTTCCTACACCTGTTGTTAGAACAACCTCTACCGTACTGGAGAAAACACTTGGAGCTAAACCATCACCCCACCGCAAACGAGTAGAGCTATAACCAGAGGTTGCAAAAGTAGAGCCTCCGTCTGTTGAAAACTTAGCTTCGAACTCTGTGTCTGTATCGGGTATGACATTTGCAAAAGTAAACTTGTAATATGCGTAAACGTCACTATCAAAGCCTGATGTTATATCAACACTTGAAACTGGGCTTGATACTGTAGATGTAGAGATCAAGTCTAAGTTGCTGCTCAAGCCAGTCAAACCTGAACCATCACCATCAGCTGTCAGCAAAGCACCATCAGCATCAGGAAGCGTCAACGTCCTGTTGGTATTACTGTCAGGTGAGGCAATAGTGAATGTGCCAGTGCCTGACGCATTGGGGGTGAGGGAAATCTTGCTCATGTGCTAGGAACCTCTGGCCATGTTACGTTGTGTGGGAAGCCTGCCTGTGCAGGGACACCAAGGAGTGCCTGACGATAAGCAGCCCATGCAGCCTGTGTGGCCGCATCAAGTGCAGCCCAGCGCAGAGTATTGCCAGCGATAGGGTCAACCTCAGTGGCGAGCTTCATGTCACGAGTGTTACGGACAGCCTGTGCTGCGGCTTCATCAAGCTCAGCCTGAGTAGGAGGTACATATGCTGCTACGTCACCTGCGGAGGCCATAGCTTCAAGCAAGACGTTGTTGTCGATTGTCATGTCTGTATCGGCTGGGTCTAGGGTGTAGGGTATCCAGCCGTGAACAGGGTGCTCAATCTCACAGTTGATACGAGTGCTGTCGATGTATTGTGCATTGCGATAGTTCATCTTAAGAAATCCTTACGAACAGCGTAATGGGATATGAGGTGGCGGATATAGTTGCGTCCGCATATCCCATCGCCCGCCAAGTACCTACTAGACTGGTAGACGAAAAACCTACAGTACGGGTAACGTTACCTGTAGCCTCCACGCCATAATAACCCGTTGCATCAAGGTTAGAGCCTGCGGTTGTTGTACCATCAGTAATAATAGCACTGATTGGTGATCGGGCTGCGATAACATAAGTCCCAACAGCCCCAAAGTCTGTAGGAGGTAAAGTGTCAATACCAGTCAAAGCTGAGCCATCAAGCGCTGGGAGTGTACCAGTCAAGTCAGCAGCATCTAAGCCGCCAGCGGGGGTATCAATACCCGATCCTGTAATTACAACTGCCATATCAGATCACCACCCATCTTGCGCCAGTCTCGACTGTAACCGTGACACCAGCATTGATGTCGATAGGACCAGTCGTCATGGCATTTGTTGTTGCTGAAACGGTGTAGTTGGCTGTGACAACCTGACCGTTCTCAACGAATATCTTGTCTGTGCCACCACCTGTAGCTCCAGCAGAAGCATCAACCCAGTCATAGTCTGAGCCTGTCCAAGCCAAAACTTGATCAGTTGTAGCTGTGCTTGTGTTCAGGTGTGTGTCTACATCGGCATCTGCATAGCCAGCGGGAACCGTAGCCCAGTCGTAGTCTGCACCATTCCATGAGAGGTACTCGCCTGTAGCCGCTGTGCCTGTGTTCAGGTGTGTGTCTACGTCAGCATCGGCATAGGGTGCAGGTGTGCCTGTGAGGTCACTGTAAGCGCCTGTGCTGGCCACTGTGGCGAGGCCAAGGTTCGTGCGGGCAGCTGAGGCATCAACTATGTCTGACAGATTGTTATTGGCAAGCAGAGCACCTGAGATTGAAGCATAGGCTGCAACCCAAGATGAACCTTCGTAAACCTTCATAACACCGTCTGTAGTGTTGAAGTAGAGAGCACCAGTAACTAAAGGATTACCATCGTTGTCCAAGGTAGGGTCTGACGCCTTCTGACCCAAGTAGCGGTCATCAAAGCTGTCCAGTGCTGCCAAGGCTGCGTCTGAAGCTGCCGTTGCAGTTGAGGCTGAACCTGCGGCTGCTGTAGCACTTGAGGCTGCGTTGGTCTCTGAGGTAGCTGCATTAGTTGCTGAGGTTGATGCTGCGGCTGCACTGGCTGCTGCATTGGTCTCTGAGACTCCAGCGGCTGTCTCGGAAGCGGCAGCATTTGTGGCTGAGGTAGCTGCGGCAGTTTCACTTGCGGAGGCTGATGTAGCACTGGTGGAGGCTGAAGTAGCTGAAGAGGCTGCGTTAGTTGCTGAGGTAGCTGCTGCTGCTTCTGATGCTTCTG